TTTTTGATAAGGGACGCGGATTCCATTCGCGAGGCCTTAAATGTGTTGTTATTTGTACCATAGGTCAAAGATAAAGGATAATTTTTGAGATTTGCAAGTCCGACTTTGTCGGGGGCATGCAAGCAGAGCTTGCAGCTAGGCAAATGTGTTTTTCCGCGCTAGGGCGCGGGTTTATAGGCCTTTTTTATTTTATTACGCGCTTTAGGCGCGATTTTTAACAACAATAGCCTTTTTTTAAAGCGCTCATTGCCGCTGGGCTAGGGTAGCTTAGTGTTTCTAGGCTAAACATTTATTTGTTTGTCAGATATTTTTCTGAGTTCGAGAGTTTTTCCAGCGGTGCGAGCTTCTGTTTTTTCCTTCATGTGTTGGAGTATTATTTCCTTGTCCTCTTTAGTGTAGATTTTGTCTTTGTAGTATCGAGGCAAGGGAGCGCGGTCGTTTCCACCCAATGGAATGTATGCGCGTTCTGTGAGGTCTGATTTATGCCATTGTACCATGTTTGGGGTGAGGTAATCAGCACCGAGTTTTTTTGACATTCTAGAAAACTCTTTTGTTCGGGTGTCTCCATGATATTGGGGGACACTTGGTTTTTTTGAAATGTACTTGAGTGTATAAGCAACAGACTCAGCTGTAACACTACCGACGTATATATCTCCAAATTTCCAATGTTGGTGGAGTTTTTGGAATGCGTATGTTGGTGTGATTTCATGATGGTTAAAAAATACGATGGCATGATAGTGCGGGCGTTGTCTGTTGGAACCATATTCTCCGCAAACATAATATGATATACTTTTTGCGGGAAAATCTTTCCTTAGTGATTTCCAAAATATAGTAAGGTGATTCGGATATAATGTAGGCCTGTTTTTTGGACAAAACATGAGATTTTCCGGAGAATAAGTAAGAGTAACAAAAAAAGCAAAATCTGAGTTTTTTTCTTTGTTCATTAATCGAGCCGACCACGCGGATATCCGTTTTTTGCGGCAATACATACACTTGCCGCATGGGACTAGTGCATCGTTGAAGGTTTGTTGGTTTATACATTGAGGCATAAGATAAAAGCCCCTTGCGGGGCTGTTTTAAAGGTTTTAAATAGTTGGAGTACCAAAGAAAGGTAATGGACGTTTAGCGCGGATTTTATGAAGAATATGACACCACACGTTATCTGTTTCGGTGTTAGTTACCGAAAAAATGCGGGAGACATCCTCAGGGCGACATTCAATAAAATCTTGATTTAATGCAGGAGGATTTGAGAAAATGCGTCCTAAGTGCCAATAGTTTAAAGTTGTACGGAAGTCACCAGCAACGCGAGAATTCATGAATTTGTATTCGGCATATCTAGGAATGTAGCCAAATAAATTTTCGCTGTCATCTGTATAGGCGTAAATTTCGCGAGTTTTAACTTCTTGTTCACCTAATTGTGCAAATGTAGGCCAAGCATAATCTAAGAATGATTCACGCGTAAACATGCGGTTGATACCTTGTTGATAGGCTGTTTTTGGCATAATTGAGAATATGCCAATTACCCAAGAATGTTCCTGGGCTTTATAATAACCTAATTTGCCCTGGTGCATACCAGTTGCAAGACCAGCACGAGAACCCTGAGCAGAACCAGTTTGAACGGGTTGTCCGTCTTCGGTATCAAAATACTCAGTAGGACCGTTGGTGTTAAGGACTTCGGATACAATAACAGGGGATTTAATACCTGTAATATATTCAGGACGTTGAAGGCGAGAGTCAGGTGATTTTTGGTCAAAATGTGAATAAATAAGCTCAAAATAACGAGTACCACCGCGAGCGTTACGTTCGAGCCATTCTTGTAACCTGTATGCTCTACGAAGATCGTTGATTGTCGTCGCGCCAACAACGAGAGAACCATTTGGATCAAGATAAGCACGTTCAGTTGGATGATTTTGAACGTTAATTTGAGAATCAGGATTTTGTTGTTGAGATATTGCACCTGCAAGAACTAACGTGCCATCATCGTTTGTAAAAAATGGTCGGTTTGTAGCATCTAATGTTGGAGATAATTGAACATTACCTAAAGGAATATCAACGGCTGAACCTTTTTGGGCGAAAGGAAGACATGAAGTGAAATAATCATGTTCCCAAGCGCGGAAAAATTCGTTGTTTTCAAAAATAATTTCCCATTGGGTTGTGTTATCACCGTCTACTAAATCCCATTCAATTTCGGTAATTAAATTTTGGTCGCGGTAATATTCGTTATAAATCATCAAAAAAGCTTTAAAAGGAAAAGCAAGAACCTTTTCAGCTGCATTTTGACCAACATTACCAGCAAGAGCGATACCTAAATAATCACATATACGAGCCTGAGGAGAACCAGCGGGCAAGTCGGGTGATAACATAATGTAAGGCTGAATATATTCATCTCCGTTTTCGTCCTTTTCATTAGCGATAAATTTTTCCCAATTTTCCCACATAATACGATTTGGGACAGCAAAATAATGCTGGGTAAAATCTACGCGGTGCATAATAGGGGCTAATATTGGAGCAAGTTTAACAAGAGCGTCACAGCCAATATTGATAGAGTCAGAAGGAAGTAAATCGAAACTACAAATGGGAGTAAGTTTACCGAATTTTGTAGAGAATTTTACATCGTGTGTAAGGTCAAATGTTGAGCGCGCAGGCTTGCGCATTTGGACAGTGTTAAAAAGAGCGTTACTCATAGTCTCACTCCTCCTCTTTTAACAGTGTAAGTTTTTGAAATTTTAGCGCGGCGGCTCCTAGAGCGGCGGCGCGATTTGTTACGTTTTCTCATATTATTTAAGAATCATTTTTAAAAGTTCCATTATCATTCGAATACCAGCCGGAGATGCAGAAAGCCTTTCCATAGTATCAATATCGGATTGCTTAAGTTTTCCCTCCTGATTTGCTAGGTTAGTTTTTTCCTTAATGTACTTAATATTTTGTTCAACATTTTCAGTACCTTTATGATAACGATTACGGGCCATTTCTTGAGTGGGTAAACCGAATCTCTGTTGGTCCATTTTCGAAATATTGGCTTGTTTCTCAAGACGTGAAAACATAGGTTGCATAACAAGTTCGTCCCACCGCTCTTTGGTAAGTTTATTATCAAGTTTAGTTTTATCAGATTGGGCTGATAAATTAACAATTTGAGCATTTTTAAGGTTGGTATCATTGTCTAATTGTTTAGCACTAAAATAAGCGTTCATAGCTTGTTGTGCAACACCTGAGAATCCTTGTGATATAGTTCCGATACCTTCAAGAATGCCTGAAGCCTCAGCACGTCCAGCGGCTTGTGTAGGTGATTTAATCATAGCAGAAGGAGAATTGGCAGCATTACCATAAATAAGATTTGGATTAAGTCCAGCATCCATGTAGCGTTGCATTTGTTGAGCAGGAGCGTTATAAGAGTTTACTTTGTCCCAATCAGATAAAGCCCATTCGCGTTGCATTTGCATGACACGACGACTCTCGTCGATATTTTGTGTGTTAATGTCTTTTTGGGCTTGAATCTGTTTTTTACCTCCCATATAGGAAACAAGAGGACCGAAGCCAGCACCACTAGCACCAATTAACATCATAGGATCAAATGACATTTAGTGCCTCCGTTTCTTTTTCGATTCGTTCCATTTCTTGATTTTCAAAGTGTGACCATTGGTTTAGAATTTCTGCGTTTTGTTTGGCGATTTCATCAATGAATCGCGAGCGAATTGTAAGCCATAAGACATAACTTACTGGGAGGATTTCGGTTTCAGTTTTAGATAAAATTTCAGTATCAGACTGAAATGTGTTTTTGGTTTGATTCATAATGTTTATAAAGTATTTTGCGCTTTTTGCGCGGGTTTAATAATAAATGAACTAATTGCAATTCTGTGCATTGCATGGTGTTTCTATTAAGCCAACAACGTGCTTTTCGTTGTCGTCTTAATAATTGTTTAACTAACTTTTTGTTAGGTTTTGGTTGTATCATTTTTTTTGTTTAAAAAAATTGTTTTTGACCACCCTTTTTTTTCTTCGCATGCGCGTTCGTTTTTATCGTCGTTCGTCACTTCGTTTGGCCTCCTAATTTTACTCACTTGTTTTGCTCAGTATTTATAAGGGTTAGGTCGATTAGCAGTAATATATCAAGTAGAATTACTGCTTTAGGGAATCTTTCAGTTTCCTGAGCTCCTCTAGCTCGAGTCGCTCTTTTTCGGCCTTTTCAAGCTCTTTAGCGCGCTTTTCGGCCTCAAGTTGTGTCTTAGCATCGTCGAACATTTTGAGTTCGTCTGCTGCGTTGTTTATAATTTCCTGTTGTTCGGCTAAATCGAGCTTTGAAAAGTCGACTGCAAGTTCATCTTCGGTGGCAATTCCATTAAATTGCGGGGCGGCTATTGGTAAGCCGCGCACATACTTTTGGACCATAGTTTTAAGTGAGAGAGTTTGGTCAGGAATGACCAAAGATTTTTTTGATAAGGGACGCGGATTCCATTCGCGAGGCCTTAAATGTGTTGTTATTTG